TTCCTCTTTACAGGGAAGTTTACATTAGGATATGTGATCCGTAAGGATCTCTATATCGGGAGATTGGCTACTGTTCTAGAGGCTCGAGGTAAGGTCCGAATTGTTGCCATTGTAGATTACTGGTCTCAGTTAGTACTGAGGCCACTACATGACTCCATTTTCCGGGCTTTACGTCGTATACCTCAAGATGGTACGTTCAATCAAGAACGTCCACTTAAGGCACTCTTAAACCGCTGTGTCTCTGGGGAAAGAATAGCTTCTTTCGATCTGTCTGCAGCTACCGACAGACTGCCGGCAGCCTTACAGGTTCAGGTTCTGAACTTGTTTGGTGTACCAGGGGATCTTTGGATCTCCCTGCTACAACGTCCATATCACTATGTACGTAAGACGAAAGAGGGGTCGAGAATATCGACTGCTTATGAGTACGCCGTAGGGCAACCTATGGGGGCATACTCCTCTTGGGGTATGCTTGCTCTAACACATCACATTATTGTGCAAGTCGCGGCTAACCGTGTTGGTATTACCAACTGGTTCCGGGATTATGCAGTCCTTGGTGATGATATAATCATTGCTAATGATCTCGTGGCTCAGAGCTACAGAGCCTTAATGAACGATCTCGGTGTTGAAATCAACATGACTAAAAGTCACCACGGAAACGTGGCCGAGTTCGCTAAAAGATGGATACACCCCCTTCTGGGAGAGTTAACTCCTATTGGGGCGGGTAACATTTTGACTGTTGTTAGAAACATACGATTAATGCCAAACCTTATCATGGATTCATTCATGAAAGGTTATCCTTTTACCTGGAATATAGTTTCACGTGCCGTAGACGAGATTACTCATTCTGGAAAATCCAAAATGGTAGCTCTCGCTACAGCCGTGTACTGTTTAGGACCAAGCGGTATGCTCCATAATGGAACCAAGGGACCAGCCGAATGGCTAGGATCCATGGCGTCCAAATATTATGGAGGAACAGCACAATTACCCAATCTTCTTAATGCAATGCTTTATTCACGTAAAGTGGATCAAGCTGCAAAAGTTGATAGGGAAATTGCCCGTAACCGCGAAGCCAAAGAGAAATTCAACGCTCTTTGGAAACGGTATACACTCGCAGGTTGGACTTTGTCCCCCCCGTGGGTGTGCCGAATTCATCCGAATGCTAAGAAACTCAGTTGGATACTGGGTTTCACCGAGGAACTAAACGATCTTGGATCGCCTAAGAACCCACTAGCATTTTGGAGACTTCCCTGGCCTATACAGATAAATTATGAATTAATTTTCTGGACCGGGGTGCAGCGGATAAGTCCTG